CCACGGAGCCCTCGGAGGATGTTGTCCTCAACATCCGGCTGACACGCCTATCTTTCCCGAAGAGTTCTCGTTCGAAAAGCTCTTAAGACTCAAACAACGCCTCGGCACCTATCACTTCAGTTGTCAGTTCCTCAACAATCCGGCGGCACCTGAGAATGCGGATTTCAGAGCTGAGTGGCTTAATTACTATTCCCTTCGTACCGATGACCTAGGCCACCTGTGGATTCAGCACGAGGTAAAGGATGGGAAAGTAATCCCTGATATGAAGATAGATCGGCTCGCGATTGGGATGACAGCCGACCCTAATCACTCAGGGAATGCGGGTCTGGGAAGGTGTCGTCATGCAATCCCCGTTGTCGGTATCACTCCCAACAACGACTGGTATCTCCTTGACTATTTCGCAGAAGGTTCCAGCTACGATAAGTTCTACGCTAAGCTGTATGAGTTGGCCGCAAAGTGGAAGCTCAGGAAACTGGGACTCGAGACTATTGCTTCGCAGAGGTATATTAAGCATCACATCGAAACAATGAATCGCCTCACGGGACGTTCTTTGAGGATAGTGGAACTCAAAGGAGAAGTGGAGGGGCCGGATGGAGAACTCACCAGACGTAAGGAATGGCGAATTCGAAACGTCCTCGCCCCAGTATTCGAGAACTGCAAGCTCTGGGTACAGCGAAAACACCAGGACTTTATTGGAGAGTATACAACCTTCCCAAGAGGCAAGTATGTCGATTTACTCGACGCAATGGCTTACATCCCACAGCTTGTCAGAATGCCTCTCTCCTATGAGCAACATATGCGGATGCTCGCCGCAAACCATGCAGGATCTCGAGATGTTGGACGATCGTACTCAATCCCAATAAACTAAGGAGCTAACATGCCACAAAATAAACAAATGCAAGTAGCTCCTAAAACGGTAGCTCCCGCAAGTAAGGCAGGTTCGTATCAAGGTTTCGGAGCCTCTGTTGTAGCAGAGAAGAAAGCGGCTAGAGCAGCGAAAAATCCTTGGTCACCAGTACACGATAAACATCATTCTTCTACGAGTAAGACATACTAATAGGAGGTATAGTGGACGCCGTTCAAATCGCTGAGCACGTGATCGTGGGGGCCTCAATCCTGCATAACTTCCTCCCGCCGTGGGACTTTTTGAACGACTATCCACAGGCGCAGAAAGCCTATAAACTGGTCATCTACGTAGTAGGGTACGTAGCTCTGAACGCTCGGTCGACGCTCTACCCCTCGCTCTCAACGAAGGATGGGACTCAACCGAGCAATCTTGCGACTAAACCTGTTCAAAAGAATGGAGACAGCAAATGAAAAAGGCCCTCTGCTTCGCATGCTTGTTTCTCGTTGGCTGTGCCCCTGTGGAGAGGGATGCCTATAATCTCATCGTCGGGACGAAGGCATCCCTTGTCTCATACAGGCAGAAGCATCCTGAATGTAACTTCGTTCCGAAGACTGGAATGTCCGGCCTGCCTGCGTCGGCGTGTGTTCTCAACGACAAGATCACTGGTGCAAAGGATGTTTTGATCGACGCAGTCGAGGTCTATTGCAGCGGGCCTCAGTTCGAAAACGGAGGGACGTGCAACGCGCCAGCGAAGGGTACGCCTGCCTCGCAACAGGCTTCAGCCAAGCTTCAGGCCGCAGTTGCGAACCTCAAACAGATCCTGGCCGATTCGAAAGGAGCGTTTTAGTGAATCCAGAGATTCTATTAGTCGAGACTGGTATTTCCCTAGTTACATCCATCGTAGATGGGCTCAAGAAGTCAAACGCAACCGAGAAGCTGGCTGAGGCTCTTGCCTCCGGCGAAGCCTTCTTGGAAGCACTCGTGGCTCATAAGGACGATCTAATAACCAAGGATAACCTCGAGGCGCAGCGAGGATGATAGCGTATGTAGCAGTCATCGTCTGCATCGCAGGCGCGTTGATTTATGCAATATCGAACAATGCCAAAGCAACGACGTTGGCTCGGGATATGTTCTGGACGGGGTTGTTAGTAACTTTGCTAGTGCTCGCAGGACACGTAGTTAAGGTACTTTAGTGAACGGTAGTAATCTCATTATCGTAGCAAAGCTCTCTTTAGAAAAAGAGCTTGCGCTCAAGCGGCATCTCAAGAATCGCATAATGGCGATTAAAGAAGGGATGCGCGACTTGTATGAGAATCGCCTCGTGAAGTGGCGGGCTGGATATGAGGCTCGCCCTCGCGAGGAGGTTCGGATGTTTCCGTTCCAGAACGCCTCGAACCTCGTTATCCCGATTATAGCTATTCATACAGATACTCTTCACGCTCGGGTGATGAGCGGAATCTTCAAGACTCATCCCCTTTTCATCTCCAAGCTCTACGGAAAACAGGGCCGCGAAGCCAGTGACATTCGCGAAGCATACGAAGAATACATGCAGTATGTCGGGATTGAGCCTCAAGAGCTAGACCTCTACAGAGTGTACAATGAGTGGATGCTCGAGGCCATCAAGTACGGAACCTCCACGGTAAAGACGCCGTGGGAAAAGATTATGAGGGATCACCTCCTCCCTCTGTCGACAGTGCCTCCTGAAGAAGGACTAGTAGCCTCAGCTAAGGATTTCATCTCTGAGACCATGTACGAAGGACCTCGTCCAGAGAAGCTTCCATTTGACGCCTTTGGCCTCCCTGCTGCTGCAAAGACCCTCGAGGCTGCCGACATTAAGTATCATCGAAAGAAGATGTTGAGGTACGAGTTGGAGGAGCGAAAGTTCCTCAACCTGTACGACGGCGACAAGGTCGATACAGTCCTCACTCAGCCCGACAGACACGCGCCTACAGCGGCGGAGCAGGAGAATGAACAACAAGCCGGAGCTAAGACAGTAAGCAGCTACGGTCACGAAGAGTGGGACGTTTACGAGTGCTTTGTCAAATGGCGCTATGATCAAGATCCACACGCTCCTCGAATGATAGCTACGTATCATATGAAGTCCGATACGTTGCTGAGGACGGTATATGACAACTTCCCAGAAGAATGGTTTGTTGGCGCTCGGATGGCTCATCGGGATGATATGTATTTTGGATACGGGTTCGCTGAGATTCTCTGGTACTTTCAAGAAGAAGCCTCACTCAAGCACAATTCTCGCAACGACAATCAAACCATCGCCAACACGAGGGTATGGCGGGTTCACCCAGATTCCAAGCTCCACCAAGGCTACCGTGTCTACCCCGGCGCAATGCTGCCCGCAGATGAGAACGAAATCGAACCGATGGCACATGGCGAGATCTCAGCCACGAACATGGATGAGGAAAGACTCACCCTCGAACTCGCGGAACGGCGCTCTGGAGTTAGTCCCCCACAGCAAGGGTTTGGAGCCGGCACCATGTCCGGGAAGCGCGGAGTCTACTCGGCGATGGGAACCCTTTCGCTTTTACAAGAAGGAAACCGTAGGACTGACCTTACGATCTCCGACATGCGAGATTCCCACACTCGTCTGGGCCGGATTGTATCCCTTCAATACCACCTACTCGGTAAAGATTCCCAATATCATAAAAGCAGGCTAGCCCTCTTCGGTGAGAATGCCGAAAAAATAAAGCTCGCTCTTGAGTATCTGGCAGATCGAAAGATGGCGTTGCCAGTCTACGCCGCGACTGCGTCTGTAAACAAAGAGGTAGAGAAGCAGAACGACGTAATGCTCAAGCAAATCTCTGCTCAACACTATATGATGGTATCCCAACTGCTCACACAGATGCAACAGCCTCAGATACCACCCGAAGTGAAAGCGTACGGTCTCGAGGTGATCGACGCCTCAAATACCCTCATGAAAGCGATATTCAGGAACTTCGGCCACGATGACATGGACCGTCTAGTTCCCGATCCAATCAAGAGAATAATGCAACAACCCCCACAAGGAGCACCGAATGGACAGCCCTCGCCTGCCGGTCAGCCCCAAGGACAAAATCCTGCACAGCCGCAGCAGCTTCCTCCGATGGCTCCAGGACCCTCAGGGGGTACTATTCAATGAGTGGATTGTTGACATCCTGCGGAGAGAGGAAAAGAAACTCCATTTCGAGAAGGACGACGTCGAGATTCACAGAGCACAAGGCTCTACACTCATACTCAACACGATACTCGATCTTCGGGGAGATATTGAGCGTTACGATAAGGATCTCGCCGAAGGCCGTGTTCAGCCCATCTTAATAAAGGAGACGTAGTATGGAAAACTGGTGGAAAAGAAACAGGGATGAGAAGGTCGATCCGAAGCTCGAAGGGAAGAGTCAGGCGGATATTCTCAAGATGATTGAGGATGCTGACAAGAACAAGGAGCGTATAGCTCAGCTAGAGGCAGATCGGGCTAGAGAGTCTCAGCAAATATCTGAATTCACAAACAGCTACAATGCTGTCAAAGCAAGGCTCGACCAGATCGAGGCGAATAGTAAGCCGCCTCAGAAGCAGGAGCCGGAATCTGATGAGAATTTCATTGACAATCCAGACGGAGCCTTCAATCAACGAGCCAAGCCCATCGCCCAACTCGCCGTCGGGACCGCCGTTACCACAGCCAAAATGCTGGCTCAATCCGAGCTTGACAACAGAGACATGGCGAGCAATCACACTACGTGGGACGGCAGACTCTTCAGGCAGTGGAATGCCGAAATTCTCCAATACGCTAATCAGAAGACTCAGCTTGAGCTGACCAATCCCCAGGTCTGGATTGATCTATATCTGAAGGTAAAAGGACTCCACGCCGAGGAATTGGGCAACGCCGAGACTCGGAAGAAGTCCTACGCCTTCATGGAGAGCGCCGTGTCGAGCGCGCCTCCTACTCCCGAGGACAAGAGCAAGCTTCCCGCCGATAGGCAGTTGTCGGAAAGCGAACTCAAGGTTGCTAATGCAATGAAGATAAGCCCCGAACAATATCTGAAGCGCAAAAACGAGATGCAGTTCCTAGGAGCGTAAGATGCCGAATCCTCTACCTCAGCCGAATCAAGTCGTACCCCCACCGGCTCAGCCGACTAAAGCCTTCACCAATGCAACGGTGCCGAAGCCTCCTGTGGAACGCATTCCTACGGATGATGAGATCATCGCGAAGCCTTTGTCCTTACCAGATTTCATCAACCTGAAGCCAAAGAACCGTTCCCTCGTCCTATACTGGGGAAACCGAGCCGTCGGCGACAAAGAATCGAAGATGCGGTATTCTCAGCTTATTGCAATGGGATTCGTTCCGGCAAAGCCTGAGGATGTATTCCTTCCTTTCGAGGGACAGGAACTCCCCTGCCCCGAATCCCTCGCCGTAGATGGACGTATCCTCTGGGGAGATGTAATCGCAATGCTCATTCCTAAGGTCAAATACGTCGGTCAGACTAAGTGGAACGCTGAGACGGCTGCAAAGCGAGTTCGAAGGCCGGGTATGATTACAATGAAGGATGATGC